ATATGGTTTTATAATTTCATAAATACACAAATGAATAATTGAGTTAATTAAACAATTACCATCACTAGTATAAGCACAGCCTGATAATCTATAATAACGCAATTTCTTAACAAACTTAGTCATTAAAGGTTTGTAAAATGTAGTTGTTATATTCGTATCCAAATTTTTAATAAACAAATCATAAAAATCATTAACTGTATTAACCAAATCATAACCTAAAGGCAATTTACTTGCAAACAATTTAGCTTCCCATAATAATAGTTCAGAACATATATTACGTTCCATACCTGTTTGATCAACCTCAAAACAATAACTATTACGTTTATATTCTGATCTCAACACATTAAATTGCATTCCTTTTTGAACGGTGTCCAAACCTTTTGCATAATGCAATCTAAAAGTCTCATATTGATAATTGTTTAATAAATTGGTCAAACGTTTACTGATTTGATGCATTGCTGGTCCGATTAATGAATTAGTGGTTTGTGTATTGATGACAACTCGTGGTTTATAATAACAATCCACGTTCTCAATAGTTTGATTCTCCTTTAAGAACTTGAATTCACCTTTGAGAAATGAATTAAAAATGTATCTGATATAATTATTCCACGAATATTCATTTTGTATGTCTAATAATTTAGCTCTATAACATGGTTGCTGTTTGTGTAACCAATGATTAAAATTTTCATCTGTGTATAAATATTTAGTTTCACCCCAATTGTTGTGAACAAATGTATTTATTAATGACGTAAATTTTCTAAATGTTGTTACCCCACGTTCATTTGGTTTGCACCTTGCAGGTTCAAACCTTAATAACACCGCTAACATTAACATTCCTGAACTTTGTTCATAACATGTGACTAAATCATGTTTCAATACTGGTCCTATTGTATAATATTGTTTTTCAGTTTGTTTTTCAACCAACTCATGAACATATTTTAATCTATTTTTGTTATCCAATCTTGATTCTATTTCAGTTATTAATCTATCATCAACACTATTCTTCTTTAATTCCAATCTATTTACTAAACCTTTTACAAGCAACGAATTATTTTCATAAGGTCTATCTGGCAAGTATATATAACAATGAAACTGTTGTTCAACTTTAACTAATGCAATTGTAGGCATATTTCTAATTAATATCGAACGACGATCAGTTAATTTGGTAACTACTTGACAATATCTATTGGATGTTGCTAAACATGCTCTTGCTGTTGGTGAATCAACTGCACACTTAATTGCTTTATTAAAACAATGAATACCTTGTGCTTGTAAATAAACCAATGATCTGTAAAAACAATTAGATCCATTGACATCCTTGTGGTTCAAACGATCAATATCAATTAAATCATCAATTGAAAGTAGAACATAATCTGCTGTAAATGGTGTTGGTATAATCTCCACGTCTTCATTATCACAATGGGTTATTATCAAACGATTGGATGCATTAATTTCCAAATTATCAACGGGTTCCGGTGATGATTTATTGAAATAAACAATTATATTTGGCAAATTTTCATTACTCTCTAACAATTTTTCTTTTTCCGCATCATCAAGTTCAACATTTTTGGCAAAATAAGGATATGATTTAGGTTTAGTTAATTTGATATCATTTAAGGCTGCATCATTTTTAACAACTTCAGTAACATCACCTTCTTCTGTTTTGCTGAAGAAGTTGATTATTTTATTCAAAAAATTGTGATCCGTGAAATCAAATTTAGATTGTACGAAATTCATCACTAAACTACTAACAAATGTGATAGCTGCCCCTATGAATGAAGATTGAATGGATTGTAATAGTGCAAAAATTGGAATGACTACTGTTTTAAATGTTAGTTGATCAAGTGAATTTAATGTTGAATTATACATTTTCAAATATTCTGTGAAAGCTCTAGATAATACTTGATTAAATGATAAATATTTAGTTATTGTTACTGACTTACCAAAATTCATTAGATCCAATAAAGACTGACTTGCCCCATCATCCCAACTTCTCATTAATAATTTGGTGATCACATTGTATGGTAAAGGTAATTTCACATTCTTTACATCATAATACACTTTATCATTGGTTTTCTTTGAGTTGCCCTTCCATTGTGAATCCCTGAAATTTGGTCTTAATTGTGCATCACTGTAACCTCTTAACCACATTGTTTTATTAATTGTAAATTTAAAACAATCAATTTCTTCATGACTTTGTTCATCTTTCACCAATGTATAAGCCAAAGTTGTTGGTTCATAAACTGCTTCAATAATAATACCGTATGGTTTAACAGGCATTTCCAAAATATCAATAACAATTAATGATTCTGGTAATTTGTTGTAATATTGAATTGTAAGAAATTGATCTAACATTATAGTTGAACCTTTATTCAAATAAAGACTGGTTTTAATTTCTTTCCTATTATACAATTGATACATTGGTGTTTCTGGTAATCTATGTCCTAAATCAAAATCATCAAGTGTAAATTCTTTGAGTGAGTTGTTTTTAATTTCTGAATCATCAATGGTTTTAAATTGTGTAATTGATTGTGTATTTGTATCAGTTAATGGACTTTTTTCTGCTGTGTTCAAACGTTTTAGTTCATCCTCTTCTGATTTTAATCTGGCATAAGCTGAGTTTAAATCAACTAATTTAATATCCACTCTTTTTTCATATCCCTCAAACATACGATTAAATGTTTTAGTTAATAAAAATTGATTATATGAGTTGAGCGAATCATCATCAACACTATCGATGAACAAAATTATCAAACTACCTACAAATTCGCGTAATAATTCCATGATTGGATGATGGAATGCCATTACCATTTTGTTGGTTTTACTGGTTTTAACTGTAATATCATTTATAAATAACAACCTTCCTGAGTGTGATTTACCTATGAGATGCCCAGTCTTTTTGTAATGAGATGCTAGCCATGCATCTTGATTGGTTGTACCAAAATGTATTTTATTGATTTCCTTATAATTGGTTCCTAAGAAATTTATATTCTTTTGTACTAAATCACTGACTGTTACTTGTATTTCATCATCAGTTGGAATTGGTTTTTCGGTTTTTGGTTTAAATGCACCACGACCTAATCTACCCAAACCTCTAACTGGCAATAAATTGACAGCAACATAATGATATTCCTGACCTTTTTGAGTTATGTGGTAACCGCTTATACTATAATAATTCACAGGTGATATAAATTCAGCTTTCAAAACATATTTAATTAACCAATTAAGACAAAATTTAGCATCTGATTTGGATTTACATGCAGGTGTTGATAAATTACAGGTCCCATGTCGACCTTCATAATTCAAATTGTAAGCGAACATAAGCACATCATCAATTTGTAATGTTTTTTCTTGAACCAAATTGTGCATTCCTAATATTGATTGGAAAACATAAACATAGTTTCCTAATTCTAAGGGCTTATACTTGGTTTGTAATAAATAAAATTCATCATGGGACATACTGATGACAGTTTGATTTTGATACATATAATTAATAACATTAGCAACACATCCAGGTATAGTTTTGCTATCTACTTTGCACAACTTATGAGCAAAATAATCTGGTAAATCTTGTTGTGTGTAGTTGCTGTTGTTTTTAGTTAATAAAATTGGTTTTGGTTCCTGATATTCAATTGTTGAAAATAATGTTCCTGGATCAAATCGCATTATATTCATTAATTTTTGTGATGCTTGTATATATAAGACATCATCATTTGCAATTGAATCCAATTTTAAAGGATATCTAACTAATTTAGCTTTCTTGTATTTTATATGTATGGAAGTTAATCCTGTTATTATTATATTCAATTGGCGTTTTTGCTGTGAATATATTCTAATATTATCATGAATCTCGAAATCTTTTTGTTTCTTTGCATTTAAATTATTGATAATACTAAGTACCTTTGATAATTCTTCTTCAAAG